AATTGAACGAGCATTGCGTTCTGCGGCTCCTTTTATTGACTCGTATGCAATTTGCGATACTGGTTCAACAGATAATACAATTGAAATTATTGAGCGTGTTATGGGGGAGTTAGGAAAGCCTGGTAGTATTTTGAAGAATCAATGGGTAAATTTTGGGCACAATCGTTCTGAGGCTCTAAAAGCAGCTCGTTTGCAAGAACCTGATGGTTGGGCGTGGATGTTAGATGCTGATGATACACTTCATGGGCAACCTCTTCCTGAGAACTTTTGGACATCTTGCCCTGAAGCCATTAATGCATGGCGTATTATACTGCGCCATGGCAATATTGTGCATCAACGAACGCAGATTTTTTCTAATAAACATCCTTGGACATATGAAGGAGCGGTGCATGAATTTCCTAAATGTATAACGGGAGAGGTTATTCATATGCTCCCTGATAGCGTTTGGCAAGTAGCACGATGTGAAGGGGCGCGCAGTCAGGATGAGTTCAAATATGTTCGTGATGCATTTGCTTTGCGTAATGAATTAATTAAAAAACCAAATGATAGTCGTACATTATTTTATTTAGCACAGAGTTTTCGTGATGCAGGTCTTATTCAAGAAGCAATTAAAGTATACAAAGAGCGTCTAAAAGTGGATGGCTGGGTACAAGAAAAATATATTTGTTATTTGAATTTGATTAAAATGACAACTGATATGACAGAAAAAGTGGCATATGGGTGGGCAGCCGTTGAGTTAGACCCACAGCGATGCGAAGCACCTTATCATGTTATGTTAGCAGCACGGCAGCAGAATAAATTTAGTCATGAAATATGTGCAATGGGAGCGATTATTGAAAATCGTAATGCACATTCAAATTTCCTATTTACTGAAGCAAATGTCTATAATTGGGCATTTGATGATGAATTAAGTATTATTACTTATTGGCGTCAACATCATAAAATATCATTTGAAGCAGCACGACGTGCATATAAATTAGCCCCCGAGCAGCATAGACCACGTATATTAATGAATATTAAATTTGCAAGAGAACGACTTGGTCTTCCTATTACGCCCGAGGAAGAGGCTGCGGTTGCACCAGCACCAGCAGTAGCAGATGACAAAACATCTCCTAATACAAATAATATATCTTCAGAAAATAAGGAGAATGCCTAAGCAAATATACGATGTATTTCAGCCAGGACTTAGGCGTGGTGCAGAGCGTTTACCATTTGATCCTGTAAAAGCATATGCATATGTGGAGCATCCAACAGAAGGTTGGCGTGTATATTTGCGTTCATGTGTTTTTTTACATGAAAAAGGACAACCATTTAACTGCCGCAAATTTGTAATAGTGAAACGTGCAGGGGCGGAGCCAAGAGCTGCAACATGGGAGCCGCCCAAAGGGCAGATGGAAGGAAAAGATATGACGTCTGGCAAATCTGTAAAAGCGCTATTAGAAGAGAATGTACGTCGTGAGACAGAAGAAGAATCTCATATAACAAAAATTATAGGCTTACATCATACAGGACTCGCATTTCAGGGGCAGGAAAAGGATTTCCCTCGTAATTGGTTTTTTCAATATCACATTTTTGCAGGGGAGGTTGCAGAGGCTGAATTAGAGCAGGCGGGTGAGTGGTTCAAATGGATTCAGGAACATCCGAAAGCGTTTGCACGATTCCGCAGAGACCGACGTGAAAAAGATGCAATTGACTGGTTCCAAGGAGCGCATCGCACGCCTTTAAACCCGCGATGGTGCCCTCAAATTGCCGCTTTATATTTTAAGGAGCATTGCAGTCGCAGTCGCAGTCGCAGTCGCAGTTAGAGAACATCTGCATTATGTAATTTATTTCCTACAACTGCGACTAGCATTGTACTAAGAGCCGCTTTTCCAGTTGCATTGAAGTCATATGTACATGCATGCTCTTCAGGAAGACGATGAGTATCACAGAATTTAAATCCACAGCGACAAGAGGTTGCTGTTAGAGTGAGCTTCTTGCGACAGCAATTACAGCGTTGTGTGAGAGGCTTTATAGTTTCCATTATGGCTTGTTCAACTATCAATTACACGCGCCATAATTTCATTTTTGCATCGTCAGACCTGCCTTGCAATATAAACATGTTTCATATTAATTATCTAATATGGAGACTATCTCGTTCTGGGATAAAGTGCCATTACCATCTTTCCTAACTGTATTATGGGCGCAGATATTTGCAGACAAAGTTGCAGATCCACGACGGTTGCAGAGCAGTTCCAAGCCAGACCCTGTTGAATACCAAATTGTACAAACACACGCAGATGCAACAGCAGTCGCAGATTTTCTGCGAGCCAATTATAATACTGGATCAGCAAAAGAGCATCCTATATCAACTATAACAGCTACAGATTTATTAGGTTCATCTTCCAGAACAGTGTATCTGCGACTTGGAAAGCAACTCTGCGGTTCTGTTTCTTCACTACCACTTGGCAGCATCTGCAGAGGTAGTAGTACTACGCCATCTGCATTTAATCTGCGACTCATACAAAATTTCTGTGTTGCAAAAGGGGTTCGTAAAAAAGGTATTGGAAGCAAACTATTACATGCTATTTGGAATGATACGCATTCAATTAATGAAGATGCTACAATATTTTTAAAGGAAGGGGTGCAACTTCTAACTGCTGGTCCGCCATTATATAGTAGTAGATGGGTGTATCGCAGATGTAATGCAGATGAAACGCAATCCTCTAACTGTCAGCAGATAGCAACTTGCTCATCTTCAACCACATCCCTAATTGCAGATTTTTGTCGCAGTAACAGCCATTGCGCATCAACGCATATTTTATATAATAATCCAAAGGAAGCCCCTAACACTATCCTAATAGTATATAAGGGGTTGCGGGGGAGTATTTTATCTGCGTTTGCATCTGCAAAACAGATACATCCAAGTAACCATCAACCAATCTGGTATCAGACAGGATGGCTTGAACAAGGAACCATTCTGCCGACTGAACGACAATTTGCTGCAATGTACATATCTTCTAAATGCGCCTCTATTACAAAGTGTGGATGGATTTGGCTAGATGCATATATATTTAAAGAAACACCCCCTCCGCCATTATGGAAACATGATGGACCATTTCATTATTATGCATTCCATTGGACAGCGGATATATATAATAATGCAACTCTTTTTCTGCGCTTTTAGGGTGTTGTTTGAAAATTGAATTAGGAATATTATTTGATCATGTTCAACAAGCCATACTAGTGTTAATTAACGGTATAAAATGAAAGGATTTATTGGAGCAATTGGAATAGTTGGACTAATTATTCTTGGTATAATTTTAGTACTAATTTTACCATCACCAATATATGGATATATTCTCATAGGAACAACTATTATTGCTACAATGAGTATATTAATTGGGATACGTGTGCGACAAGCACGTAGGCATGAACGAGCAGAGCAAGCGTTGCATGGTGTTATTGTTATTTAGGACGCGGTGGTTGTGGTTGTGGTTGTGGTTGTGGTTGCGGCGGCTTAGGCGCGACAATTTGAGCTGCTCTTGCAATTCCTCTTGCTCGTGCATCAGCTTCTGCTTTTGCACGAGCTTGTGCAAGTAATTGCTGTTGTCTAGCCAATTCCTGCGGTGTTAGTTTAGGAGGTGCTGGTGGTGCTGGTGGTGCTGGTGGATACTTTGTCAACATTATTTTCATTGCGCTCTCCTGATACGTCCCTTCGCAATCCACATAATATTTAGCCAACACTTGTCGTGCATGCGCAGCAATCGCATCTAACCCAGGCACTCCTAAATGTAATATATTAGGATGAATACGAATTTGCTTTGTAGCATCTACAATAAACATCTGGGCGAATGTTCTATCCACTTCACGTGCATGCTCTAATTGCCGTTTCCAAAGCGCCATAACACCCTGTTTTGCAATTTCAACCTCTGGACCAACTAATGACATAACACGCTGTGTTTCTTGTAACCGCGCACATAAGCGTTTATCTGTATCATTAACAAGCTTCGTAAATGATTGTTCAGATATTTGACGATCTGGCTGATACAAGTGTCCTAATTTTTGGAGAAAATCCAAGTATTCTTGACGTGTATCATCCGTTAATTGAGTTGAGCCGCCAGGACCGAGTACTTTAAAAAGTGTTTCTAATGCACGCATACCTGCACTTCCACTTAGCTCCTTACCAGGCTCTGGTAAACCAGTTGGTTTTGATCCAAGAAACTTTACATTACATATATGACTAAATGCAGCACGCCCACCTTGCCCTGCAAGCGCATCCAGACTTACTAATTGCAATGAACGTGCAATACAATGCGCAACTGGACGGGTCTGCCCATGTAACGCTTCAAATATAGGACGAATCTCGGATGGGATCTGCCCTGAATTTAAACTGCGTGTAATACCCCCATACTCCCATCGACGATGGAATTTTTCATCAGGATTTGCATAACGAACACGACGCTCTTCCGCTCTATCGCGACGCAGCAGTTCATCAAAATCACTACGACTCGCTTGTTCATAAAAATACCTTAACATTTCATATAGCGCTGTCGATAATTTATAATTTGAACCTTTAATAAACCGTGCAACTGTGCTTGATAGCCTATATTTTTCATTGTCAAATTTAAAATCCATTGTATATACTCCATCAACTGTGGTTGAACGCCCATAAGGACGATACACAATTTGTGGATTTATTTTAAAATAATTTCCTTGTGTTTGAATATTCACTTTAACGGCTAATTTTTCAGAACCATTATCTACAAGAGATATACGTCCATGGCGAACATCATCGGGATTTTGTTGATAGAATACTTCTAAACCAGATACATTTGGCATACGCATTTTACGAAAATCATTATATGTATATCCATCCAATGTTCTAATTGATCGTTTTGGAGAATCTAAGATTTTATCTAATACCTCTTCTACTTTATACCCACCGCTTTGACTATGCTCTTCATTATCACCACCTCCTTGTCCAAATACAGGACCAAATGCACCTGGTAATTGAAATCCACTCGGTAGCAATTGTCCACTTGAATATGCACTCACATTTGCATCATCAAAAACAGACAAAGCAAGGGCTGCAAAAATCTGAAAAAATCGTGTAAAAAAATAAGCTAATACTTTGCAAATTTGTAAACGATGTTGTTTATACATTTCATCTACCTCCTTAGAGCCAGTGGATGTACGCCCAGATAAAATATCCGCTTTTTGAAAATAAACAGTTTGTGGTGCTTTTCCTTTTATAAGTGGGACAACATCGATAGAACGAAAAAGATGGTCAAATGCATTTCCAATAACAACAACATATTTGGAACATTCATTTGGATTTGCTAAATTAAGTAAATCACGTGGTGTAATTTTTTCTAACATGACTCTCATTGCATAATCAATTACGAGTCGTATTTGCTCTGTAGATCGTAGTACCATTTCTCGTGTTAATGGACCCGATGATGCACTTAGTGATGATTGCCCTGCACCCATTACTAATTGCTAAGAGATTACTTCACGTAGCCAAACCAGCTGCTTTTAGTAGGATATCTTTATAAAGCTCAAGACGTCGGAGACATTTCTGCAGAGTTGCAATGGAAATCTCAGATGCGCGTGCAATATCTGTCATTGTAATATTCATGCCCTCCATATTTGTAAGGACAAAGGCTACACAACCGGCTGCCAATGATGGAGGGACATTCTCAACACTATATCCTTCCTTCTCTGTAAGAGCAGCTACTGCACGAGCTGCAGTCTCTATCATTCCCGCTTTTGCACGAGGAATTGGCAACTTGCTAATTGGCAGACTCACATAGTCCTCCGCTTTCGTAGAACCGTATGATACATCTACTGTTCGCTTTTTCAATACACCCTTCTGCTCAGCGAGTGCAAAGATTTCTTGGAAGAACTTCAGCGCCTTTGTAAATGTAGCTGTGGAGAGACTAAACATATCCGCAACCTCCTTCGGCTTTCGCGGTGTCTGCGCTTGCTTAAGTGCAGTGTAAAGACAACTAGCGAGTACTGCATCGCGCGTCAAGCCGCGGCGATCACATAACTCATGCAGTGTCACATACATTTCCTTTGTCTCTTCCAAAATGGATGCACTCATCCCATAATTAACAGCAATTAGGGAGAGACGGTCAAAGATTTGAAGTAGTGATCGTTCTTTATAGGGCATTGCATTCCATGTATGGAATCGCCGAATACGATACATATTCTTGCCCTGACCGCCTAGAATCATTGTACCTAGAGACGCCTCCGGAAGCCTGTGGTCTTGTGGAGCACCTACACGGCATGGATCGCCTGATTTATCATCATTTGCAAAGAAACGGTATTCTGCTGTAGTGTCAAAGATACGCCCTAAAACCTCTCCACATTTCTTACAAATTGCAAGGTCTTCATATAGAATATCCTCTTGTGTGGCTCCACACGGACACATTGATTTTTCTCCAAGAGGCTGTGGTGCAGCTGCTGCTGCAGCAGCTGTAGTACTCTCCTCTTCCTCCTTAAATGCATTCCACCATTGTGCATAATCATCCGCCGCGGGAACGGGTTTATTTAGGCTTGTAAAGATAGAATCCATACGAATTATATGGCTTGTTGATACTATGCAATTAGATGGCTAGGATTATCAATTTTTAGCAGTGCTTCAATTAGTATGTCTGCATCAGCAGGACCAGCCGCTGGCAGTCCTTTAATACAAAAATATGGAAATGAGGTTCGCCAATCTATTTTACCAAAAACAGAACCGACAGGCATTGCTTTTACAGGACCACCATATGACCCATCCGACGAACTTGTACTTCCTTATCAAATTGGTGTTCGTGACGAAGGCTCTATGGATGCCACAATTGATGCTATTCGCGGAGCCGCCTTTTATGCAGATATGATAGGATTTGGCGCACCCTCTAATGGATTCACTCGTGATATGGCTGTTAAACCATATCCACTCGGTGTTAATTATTTTTTAAAGACATCGCAAAAATGCCCTAATGGAGAATCTATGTATGAATATGTGGAAGGGATTCCCAAAGGAAATGCGCTTGGAGATCGTATGCGAGCGGCTCTGGAAGGTGGTGGATATCCTCCACTCAAAGGTCTCGGACCAGCAATGATTGAGGATGTAAAAGACGCCCTAAATCCCAAGCCTATTGTACGTACTCTCTTTGGGTCTGGCTATCCACGCTGTAAACAGGTGAAACGGCGTGTTGGTACTTCACTCAATCGCCTTTATGCAATGGACGAGAATGGTCAAGAGGACCGCAATAAGCCTGTCGTGGAAAATCCTGGCGATGTCATTTATGACGGTGAGACAAATGAATTTGGACAAGTACCAAAACAATTACGATGGGTGCTCGATAAATATGTTGACCGTGAAACATATGAAGCCGATCAAGCTGCTTT